CCGGCCCTGTTCACCGCGGTGAACAAGGACACGAGCGAGCTGCACCACGAGCTCGTGCCGTTCGACGCCGCCCTGGCGCAGGCGATCAGCGACAAGGGGGTGCGCATCCTGCAGGCCTGCGACGCCGGCGAGATGCTGCCACGCGTTGCCACCGAGTCGGGCCACCCGGAGTGCGCGTACTGCGCCTGGCGCCTGAGGTGCTGGTCGTGACGGTGTCGTCGGCCGAGCAGCAGGCGATGCCCGATGCGGAGACGATCGCGACCTATGCCGAGGTCGTGTTCGGGTGGTGCGAGGGCTGGGTGGCGGTCCGCGCGCTGGGCGAGAAAGGCGGGCCGGACCGCCCCCCGCACACACCGTTCCTGCCGGCCGATGCCGATCTGGCGGCGAAACTCACCGTGCAGGCGCGCTGGGCCGCCGAGGCCGGGATGGCGCTCTACGTCATCCCCGGCACGGTGGGCGGACCGGGCCAGGCGAGTGCCGATGACGTCGTCCAGATGCAGGTGGTGCTGGTCGACCTCGACCACGGCGACATCGCCGCCAAGCGCGCGCACCTGGTGCGGCATCTCGGCGCGCCGACACTCGACGTCGCCTCTGGCGGGGTGACCGAAGACGGCCAGGCCAAGCGGCACCTCTATTGGCGGCTGACCGAGCCGGCGAGCGGCGATGACCTGGTGACGGTGTGCCGGCTCCGCCACGCGATCGCGGTGAAGGTCGGCGGCGATCCGGCGTTCCGCTCCGCGCATCAGCCGATCCGTGTGGCGGGTTCGGTGTACGCGAAAGGGGGTGCCACCCGTCCCGTCACCATCCTCGACTCGAGTCCGCGCGACCACGATCTGACCGAGTTCGCCGAAGCCGTGATGGCGATGCCGCCGCTGCCCGGGATCGGCAGCGAGGTCGCGACGGACACGGCCGCCCACCCCTTCGACTTCAATGGTGCGGGCCCGCCGCGCGGCGACGTGACCGAGCTGTTCGGCCAGCGCGTGCGCGAGGGCGGTGCCGACGGCGTGACGCGGTTCGAGGCGCTGTCGCGCATCATCGGCTACTGGATCCGGCGTTGCCGCGAAGGGCACGCCACACCCGCCCAGGCGTGGCAGGAGATCCGCGACTACAACGCAGCGCGCATCGATCCACCCTGGCCCGAGGATCGGCTGCGCCAGGAGGCGGAGCGGCTCTGGCAGCGGGACGCAGCCAATCACGCCGAAGGCGCCGGAGACGATCCCAGGCCGCAGCCCGGGGGCGATGATGTTCTGCCGGTCGGGTTCACCGAGGATGCGCTGGCGGCCGAGTTCAGCGAGCTCCATGGTGACGACTGGCGCCACGTCGCGGTCTGGGGCGCCTGGCTCACCTGGACGGGGGTGCGGTGGGAGCGCGAGGGCACGCTGCGCGCCTTCGATCTCGCCCGGGGCGTCTGCCGTGCCGCCGCCAATCGCGCCAACAACGCCAAGGTCCGCACCAGGCTCTCGCAAGCCTCGACCGTCGCCGCGGTGGAGCGGCTCGCGCGCGCCGATCGCCGCCACGCCACCACCGCCGAGGTGTGGGATCGCGACCCCTGGCTGCTGAACACGCCGGCCGGGGTGGTCGATCTGCGCAGCGGCACGCTCGGCCCGCACGACCGTGCTCTCCACATGACCAAGCTCACCACGGCAGCGCCCCAGGGCGCGTGCCCGGCCTGGCTCACCTTCCTCGCCCAGGTCACGGGCGGAGACGCGGATCTCCAGGCCTACCTGCGCCGCGTCGTCGGCTACAGCCTGACCGGCGTCACCACCGAGCACGCGCTGTTCTTCCTCTACGGCACCGGCGCCAACGGCAAGTCGGTGTTCCTGAACACCATCACCGCGATCGTCGGCGACTACGCCACCGTCGCGCCGATGGACATGTTCATGGCGACCCACGGTGAGCGCCATCCGACCGACATGGCCGGGCTGCGTGGTGCGCGCATCGTCACCTCGATCGAGACCGAGCAGGGCAGCCGCTGGGCGGAGAGCAAGCTGAAGGCGCTCACCGGCGGCGACCGCATCACCGCCCGGTTCATGCGCCAGGACTTCTTCGAGTTCGTCCCCCAGTTCAAGCTGCTGGTCGCGGGCAACCACAAGCCGTCGATCCGCAACGTCGACGAAGCGATGCGGCGGCGGCTGCACATGGTGCCGTTCACCGTCACCATCCCGCCGGCCCAGCGCGACAAGCGCCTGCCCGAGCGGCTGCTCGCCGAGCGTGACGGCATCCTCGCCTGGGCGTTGCAGGGCTGCCTCGAGTGGCAGCGCGGCGGGCTGAAGCCGCCGGCCACCGTCCTCGCCGCGACCGACGAGTACTTCGAGGCCGAGGATGCCCTCGGGCGCTGGATCGAGGAGTGCTGCGAGCGTGTCGCGAGCCACGTCGAGACTACGGCGACGCTATTCGCAAGCTGGAAGGCCTGGGCGGAGGCCAACGGCGAATACGTCGGATCGGTACGGCGGTTCTCGGACAGCCTGCTGAACCGGAACTTCGAGCGCGACCGCGAAAAGGCAGCGCGCGCCTTCCGAGGCTTGCGCGTCAGAGCACCGGTCGTCCCTTCAGACCCCATGCAGTTCTGAGCGGCAGGCGGCCATGAGGAACACGCACCGGTCACACAGACTCCTTGCGGTGACGCAACTGACACAGCCCTTCGTAATCACCGTCACGCGCGCACGCACGCGCGCGCGAACGGGTATATCCGGAGCCTGTGTCAGTTGCGTCACCAGAACGACGACGTGGCCCACCGGCCCCCCCGTCGCCGACCCTCCGCCCGCAGCCGGGCAGCGACGGCGAGCTCCGCCAAGAACCGCGCCGTCGCCGCCCTCACCACCACGACCCCCTCTCGGAGACCATCATGGCTCTCGCGACTCTGACTCCGCCCGCGCCCGACGCAAGCGGCGGCATCATCGCCCCGCTCCCCGTCGCCCTCGCACACCGCGCCGTGCTCGCCCTCGACCTCGGCACCACCACTGGCTGGGCGCTGCGCTCCCGCGATGGCGGCATCACCTCCGGCAGCATGACCTTCAAGCCGAGCCGGTTCGAGGGCGGCGGCATGCGCTACCTGCGCTTCCACCACTGGCTCGGCGAGATGGCCTGGCTCGCCCACGGCCTCGAGCGCGTCGTGTTCGAGGAAGTGCGAGCCCATGCGAGCACGGACAGCTCGCACGTCTACGGGGGATTTCTCGGCCTCCTCACCGCGTGGTGCGAGCAGCGTGGCGTGCCCTACGAGGGCGTCCCGGTCGGCACGATCAAGCGCTTCGCGACCGGCCGCGGCAATGCCGACAAGGCGGCGATGATCGCGGCGATCCGTGCACGCGGTTTCAACCCGGCGGACGACAACGAGGCCGACGCGATCGCGCTGCTACTCTGGGCCACCGAGAGCCACGGAGGGCACGCCTGATGCTCCCCGGGTCCCCCATGCCACCGCGCTCGTGCCTGCATCGTGCGGCGAGCGCCACCACCGCGACGGAGCTCGACGCGCTGCGCCGGCGCGTCTGGCGCGAGCAGGGCGTGGTCTCGCTCGCGATCGATGACGTCACCGATCCCTGGCTGCGCCAGGCGCTGATCAACGAGGCGACGAAGCGCTGGGGTGCCGGCTCCCATCGCGCCAGCGCGATGGGGTCCCGGCCGCGCGGAGGCCGTCATGGCGCGTAAAGGGAAGCAGGCCGCACGCCCCGCTCGTCTGGACGAGCCGACGACGTGGCGGCTGCAGCACGGCGCGGTGAGCGAGCCGCAGCGCATCGCCGATCCCGAGACCGGCACGCCCGTGGCGGTGCGGCGCGCGATCGACACGCTCGGGCAGATGCTGGCCAACGCGACCATCACGCCGGAGATGCACGAGGCTGGCTCGATCTTCCGCACGCAGTTCCGGCTCGCCTCGCTCGATCCGCTGCGGGCCCGGTCGCTGATCCGCCTGCCCGGCAGCACCGGCGACAGCGTCACCGAGCACCAGGCAGCGGCGCGCCAGCGCGTCGCCCGTGCCCTGGCGGCGCTGGGCGGTGCCGGCAGCCCGGCCGGCTCCTGCGTCTGGCACGTCGTGGGCTGCGAGACCTCGGTGCGCGAGTGGGCGATGCGTCAGGGCTGGGGCGGCAGGCCCGTGCCGACCTCGCAGGCGCAGGGCATGCTGGTCGCAGCCCTCGCCGTGCTCGCGGCGCACTACGGACTCACGCGACGCGCTGCGAGCGAAGAGAAACGTGCTCGTGCGAAAGAATGTCGTGTTGCCGAGTGAAACTCACATCTCGTACCCTGTCGCTACTCGGTGAAGTCGCGCCTGCGGGCGCACGGATCGGGTGCGGGACTCGGGTGAGCGTAGTCCCGCGTGTTGGAGCGGCAACGACCGATCGGCGGAAAGCCGCAGAAACCTTGGACACTTCGGAGTACGGAACGAACGGCGAGACACGATAGCGCAACGGACGGCTCGCTAGTCCGCAGAAAACATGGTTCCTTCTGGTGCCGTTCTTATGCCGGGGGCGGGCGCGCCGGACGGGCCTAGCGCCAGTCTGAAAATATGGTTCGCAGTTCGCACTCTTTCCGCGTGATCTCAATCGGTTAGCTGCGAACCATGGGCCGCATGGTTC